ACCTCAAAGATACTTGCTGGCGGCAACGCCGCCGATTTGCCCCAAAAGATACATGCCTGGGTTTGGCTGATTTGCAGATTCGTTCATGAACTGCTGAATTTGCATATCCATCCCGTATTTCTGCCCCCATTGTTCTTGCGCTCTTTTCATTGCGTCAACCTTGCTCTGGTATTCCTTAAGCGACAAATCGCCCATCATGGTTGCAAGCGCGGTCTGCTCGTCTGCGGCCGCCTGGGCCATTGCGTTATTGCGGTCTGCGCCATCTACGCCAAGTTTGGCAAACTGAGCGGAGAGATTGTTGCGCCCCCTTGCCGATTTGGTTTGAATTGCCTGGGTAAGCGCCGATTTAAGGGGAGATGAGTCAAAGCCTTGATAGGAGTTAACGTCAAGGCTAGGCATAGAGGAATTAATCTCATCCACCACCTTACTCATGGCCTCATCCACCAATTTCTGTTCTATCGGATTCATATTACCCTCTGAGAATTTCGAAAACGTAAAAACTCTGACCCACTATCGTAAATGTTCCGCTATCAACCTTTGTTTGCACCTTGATCGAGTGATTGCCCCGGGCTTCGATTAGGTGGAACAAGAATACTGTGCCGTTGGTTAACCCGCCGGCAGACCCAACGCGGCTCTCATCCACCACCGCGCCATCTACGGTTAGCTGCCCATAGCATGATACTCCCGTTCCCATTCCACCGCTTATCTTTGCCACCACAAACACAGCGCCGCCCGATGAATTTATCCCCGCGTTCATATTCGGATGATCGGCATAGCTTGTGTTGGTTATGGTGCTTGACGCGTTTGAGCTATAACTTTTAAGCACATTGCAGCCGAGCCGGCCGAGCGTGGCGCTTGTGCTTTTTAGAAAATCAGATAGAATCTGATCCTTTTCATCGGCTTGCAGGCTTGGATCATATGCCCCGCTAATGGAGATCATACCCTGGCCCCGATTTCAGAGAAACCAACCCCGATAGAGTCGATGCCCACCGATACTGCCGCCTCGCTGTTGCGTATGCGGAATTTAATTGCATTTCCGACAAAGGGAATGGGTAATTGCATGCCCGTCTTAAACCTTGCCTTTGTCATATCTATTGACAGCCCCGTGTTGCTGGCCGTGGCGCTGAAATCCTTGTAAATGTCGATATAAAGCGTTCCGGATGATTGCACATCGCCTGCAATCCACAGGAAATGAACTTGCTTTTTGCTAAACGGTGTCAAAGTAGAAGTCAATCGTTGCGCCGTCATCATCTGTGCCGCTGTCGGTCTGAAATACCTGCGCCGAGTAATCACCCACCCACACGCCGGGGAAAAAGTTTGAATCCGTGATTTGGGCGTAATAATTCGCCTGAATGTCGTTTTCCCAAAACACGCCTTTAGACCAATCATAGACTAGGGTCAAATCGCGGGTCGTTGCGCTTGTGCTAGACACGCCCCACCATATCTGCGTTTTGGTTGAGTTAATACCACACGTGCTAACGTCCATCGCTGATAGGTTGTATCGGCTTGAGTCGTTAGGGTCAAAACGCGATTGTATGTTTTTGCTAGCGGATAGCAGTTTGACAATTGACCCATTGACGGAACACGGACCGCGCTCTGACAGAAATACAAGCGTTCCGTCAATCTCGGCAATCGAGAAATGCGATAAACACCCAAGCGTGCCCGTAATCTTTTCCACCTGAAACGGGGCCGAGCCATTGCCCGTAAATGAGATCACGTGGACTGAGTGCTGCTTAAACACGTATAGGTAGCCATTAGCCACGGCCAGGCCCGTAATTACCTCGCCATCGGCCCTGTCTATGTCTAAATAGTTACCTTCAAGACCGCCTTTTGTTGACCAAATCTGCGGGGCATATTGCTCGCTAAACCAAACACGGCTGGGGTGATTTGGATCACCCGAAGCCGCCACCATGTTTTGAAAGATCACCATGTATTTAAACTTAGGCATTGAAGCGCCAGATTGCTGGCTAGTGAAATACGTGCTTTCCAGCCCAAACGTATCAAGCAAGGTGGCTTGCCCGTTAAGCGTTGCGTCCGAATCGCCCTGAATCCTAAATGACGTTTCGGCATCATCAAACGGGTTTGCGCTTGTGATGGTTGCGTTGGTTATCTTGCCAGTAGCTACTATGTGGTAGTCTGTCATCCCCGGTGATTTGACAAATACCCAACAATGCTTTGTGCCCGTTGCGGCAATATCAGACCCGTATGTAGTTGTGGGTGCCGTAAGCGTAACGGCAACATAATGACCCGTATTTGTTATGTTGCAGACAACCGATGAGGATTTATAGCCGCCGCTTTCAAGCTGGGCTATGAATAGAAACGTATGGTTTCCTGTCGCCGTCCACGTTCCAGTCCCCGCCGTGGTGGTATTAGCCAGGCTCGTAAGCATTGCATCGCCCAAAGGCAACATGGCCGCAGCCGTCCCGTTCCACCATTGCGGCAATGACTGCGAGTAGTCGCAGCTAATGAGCAAGTCCTTTAGCGTAACAAAGTCAAATAGATAATCTTGCCCACTACCAAGGCCACTCTTTATGCTTGTCCAGCTAGACCCGTTTTTGTAGTAGATGGCCCCGCCCATTGCCGCCATGATCTTCTGGGTTGATGCGCTGGTGTAGCGGTAATCGTAAAGGCCTTGGATTGTGCTGGTGGTGGCAGATGCGCGAATGACCATATAGGCCTCGCCCGTTCCGCTTGACCATACAAGAGAGCCGGGAATACCCGTTGTTACGGATAGGTCTTTCTTGGTTTTGCTTCCGGCCGTATACGCATATTTTACTGTTGTGCCACCCGTGATTGCAAAGTCATCCAACCCACCAAGCACAACCCAATAATCAGAGCCGCTAGTTACTGCTGGCGGTGTGGCCCATGTAAAAGTCGAAACCCCTGGCGTCGAGCCCGTTGACAAGGTTATTGTCCCGCTTGTGCCATTTGTTACAAGCGAATTCGGCGACCCCGCAGAATCAGAATATAAGTAAGCCCTAAATTGAACCGTTGAACTTCCAACCCCGTTAGTCGTGTTATATGCAGACGCCTTTAAATCAACCTGTGATAGATTGGTGCTACTGGGGGCCGTAAATTTAAAGGCTATGGCAATACCCACCTCACCCGTCTGCACCTCCGTTGCTGTGCTTCCCCCGCTAGTTTGGCTGAAGTAGGCCGAACCACTAATTTGGTCGCCCTGCTGAGCTAAGCCCCTGCGCTTTGCAATCCTCCCCGGCGTAAACAAGTCAACGTTACGCATGGTGGGAGAAAGCATATGCTTTGAGCTATTGCCCTCAAGCAATAGGGGTGCGCCGTGGGTGGCTAGACCGCCGCCCAGGTCGCTAAACACCATCTGCTTTTGCACCCTAGTCATAGGCATTAGAGATACGGCCTCACTTGTCCCGGCCAGCCATAACCACCGCCAGCCATGGTCCCGTAATCCTTTACGCTATCAATGTAGTCTGGTGTCTGCTCATTCTTGACCCAGGCCCGTTGATATATTGCCTCTGCTTCCATCTTGTGCATTTTGTAACGTTCATCGCCCAGCATAAACAGCAATTCAGCCAGCGAAGCGTGAACTAGATACGGGTCAAACTCCGGCTGAATAAGCGGAACATCGGCGTCAGCCGACAATTCGGCGCACCGAGACTGATACAAATAGCTGATTGAGTAAACAGCGTCAGGTGTCGGATATAGGTCAAATTGTAAAGCGTTGTTTGAGGCGGGCTCTTTGGGTATGTAGATAGTCGGCTGCGCCTGCCCAACATTTGTCCAGCCGGCTGGGTTCTCATCCAAGAATTGCTTGCGAGGAACATACCGCAGCTTGCAGCCGTTGGCCCTGATTGTCATTTGCAGCACTTCCATAACCAAATCAGGCATGGTGATATATTGCTGCCCGCCCGTTGTCGCAATCGTGGTTTCTTTTGTATTCAACAGATTGCGAAACCTGTTATAAAATTCCTTGTAATGCTTATTAATCACCAGCTTAATATGCGTAAGCGTTGGGTGCGTATTGGCGCTGGGCGCAACATCAGCAAACAGGTTATAGCCAATCTCATCCTGGATATTCTTGAAAGTGCGTTGACCAGCTAAGTTAGCCATTATTTCACCATTCCTGTGCGGTAGTCATAGAAGTCGCCAACACACGACCCCCCGCTTGCATACAGTCGTCCGTTGCCGCCGGCGGCCTCACCCAAAATCAGACGCAGGCGGTTTCTAAGCCACGGGGTTCTATTGCCACCAGAAGACGGGGTGGGAGTCGGGGTTAAGTCATCGACATATATGTCTGTTACATAAGCATCACCATTAAATGTTCCTAGAACAAAATATCCAGACGCGTAGGTTGTGTCGTTTACAGACCCCCTGGCCACCCCGTCCATAAATACGGTCGCTGTTCCTGTGTTGCTGTAATACACGCCTATTGTGTAATCGGCAGAACTTGACGGTGCCAGAGAAACACTTAAAAGCTCGGTTCCATATCCATTTTTGAAAAGCTTAAATTGACTAAGCGATGGAATGCTTTGAAGCTGATAGCCCGCCGTGGGCAGACCGCCCGCCAATCCACTAACGTGCCAGCCAAAGTTGCACCGAGCCGCAGACCCATCGCACCTAACTGTAATGCTTATGGCTCTATTGGTTATGTTTAGTCCGTCCCAGCGCCAATGACTCCAGTTTCCTGTTGCCGTCAGCTTCGCTGATTGTTCTCCAAAGTGGGCTGCGGTTATGCCGGCCCCGCTTGCGGCGTGAGACACAACATAATTAGCGCCCGCCGTGAACGTAATGACCTGGCCATCGGGCAGGGTGCTAAAATCCTGCACGTAGATGGGCGTTGCCCCAAGGCTTGAAGTCAACAGTAATAAAGCTAGATACCTCACTAGATCACCGGAGTGGGTGTAAGCGTGGGGCTTCTGCGGACTGACGGGGTTGGACTAAACGTGGCCGATGCGGTTAGCCTCATTCGAGCGATAACCTTAGCGTTAGATTGACTTGTTGCTATACCCGTCAAGACACGCTTAGTCATTGCCTCGTCAACCGCAGCGCCAAGCGTGGAAGCTAACAAGACTATTAAGGCAAGCGCCTTCATTTCAGAATCCGGGGCTGTTGGCTTCGCAAGCCGTTAAAACAATCGTGCTTGCCGAGCCAGCCGACTTAAACCACAGCCATTGATGGCGGTCGATGTTATCAAGCAGGATTGGTGTCTGCGACAAAGCGCCATAATGAAACCATGTGGGGGCGGTGGCTAGGGGGGCGGTCACGTTCCAGTAAAACGCGCTAGCGCCCTCACATGAAAACAGCACCGCAACGGCTTTTGTGTCGCCGCTAAATAAGGCTGTTAGGGTAATGGGTTGGGCCGTTCCCGTGGCCGCATAAGCCGTTGTCGAGATAGGAACGAGCTTATAGCCGCCACCAGCCCAAGCCGATGAGGCCAAAAGCATAAAACCAAGAATCAAGCCGCGCATTTTTCCACCTCTAGAGATTTAAGCCTTTCGGCATAGTTTGCGGCAATAACGGCCATGTCATACTTTGACTTGACCACCTCAAGAGCGTTTGCCGCCAACCTCTGGCGCTCTTGCTTGTCGCTATACAGCCGCTTTAGCAGCCTATAAAAGTCTATCGCATATGGCTCTAGCTTTGAGACAATTGTCGGAATGCCTAGCGCGGTAGCCTCTAACCACTTGATGTTAGACTTCGCCTTGTTGAATGTTATCTTTTCCAGGGGGGCCAAGATAACGTCCACCCGCTTATCCGCCAGCCACTTGGGATAGTCCTCTATCTCGCTAGGCCCGTGATACTCGATACGCCCAGCCTTGAAGTGATCCTCAAAATAGGGCGGTATCTGCGGAACGATCTTAGACGAATACATATCCTTGCCCTGCTCTAACACGTTTAGGAAGTAGTTTGAAACCAACACGGCATCGGGGGTTTCGTCCAAGAACCGCTTAATGCCATCTGCCGCCATCTTCCAATCGTACGTATGCGTGTTAGACCCAAACAGGCCTACCCTAAACTTTCCTGTATCGTTCTTTTGCCCGTGCCACAACTCAAAGTCAACTCCATTGGGGACGATGAAACACCCATTTGAGTGTGGCCCGTGTAGCTTATAAAGCGTCTCCGTCGACACGCTCAAGCCGGCGGCTTCTTTGATCTGCAAGGCTATGTTTTCCTTTGGTCTGTTGCCTGGCAAGAACACCCACATACGCTTGTTATGCTCTTGCAGTATTCCGCCATTGGCGTATAACTCGGCCATAAACGCCGCGTCATGCTTCTTGGGGTTATACTCGTCAACCTGATCTGGTTCATCTGCCCACCCATTCCAGACCCGGTGCATCTGTGGGTCAAAGCCTAGAAAATCATCGTCTAAGTCCACGATAACGGGCTTACGCCTCATCATCGCTCTTAGCCTGGCCGAGTGATACAACCCCGAATAGGTATTAGAGATAATCAAGTCATGATTCTTTAACACCGCCTCGTGGTCTGCCTCTTCCATCTTGGCTTCATTGCTATGTGGCACAGCGTTAACCTCAACGCCATACTTGGGCAGATACTTTTCAAGCTGCCAGAAGCGATAGAAAGAAACCCCGTTTCGGCCAGGGTGATACATGAAAAGCTTCATAAGGCCATCCCCAGGTGGTCATACTTCTTTAGCTTTTCTTTGGCGATTCGCTTTGTATCCCACTCACGATATTGTGGAAACGCAGCCAACGCCTTACACTTGCTTAGTATCTGCATCCCATCAACCTTGGTTTTCACCATGTTGTCGATGAAACTACCGATGCCGCGTATAGCTATTCCGTCAATTGTCAAAGACCGATTTGGAATACTCCAAAATCTCCGTGGAGACGGCATACCGCATAGATGATAGTTTCCGGTTAAGGGGTTGCTGTCGGAATGCCTGGGTAAGTGTAGATATACGCCACTTAACATATGCGGCCCCGCGACAAGCCTAAACTTTGAGTTTAACCGCCTTAACCTATTTTCTAATCCTCTAAACGTCATGCCGTCTCCCCATAGACTTTGAGCTTACTTGGTCACTTCCACGTTCACCGAGCCAGCCGAACCCTTCTCGCCGCCCTTGTTATGCTCGGGCAACGAACCGCTAGGCAAACCCTGAGTGCCGTTATCGGCAACGCCAACTTTCTCAGCCATGATGTTCTCCTCTCGTTTTAATACCCGCCTCGATATTCGGGGCGGGGTTGTGTCTGTTTCTGGTTAGACAGTCGTGGGCGTGGTCAGCTTGTAAGCGCGCGGGCCGTCACCGCCAGTCCACACCGCGCCAAATGCCTTGATCTTGTAGGCCACAGTCGCAATGTTGCTATACGGGTCAGCTGAGCCAGCCGAGCCGGGCTTCTTGACAAGAATGTTGATGGGGTTCTTTTCCAGGTCAATCACGCTGACGGCGTGTGAGCCGAAGATATAGCCCACTTTGCCGCTGGTGACGGCTGTGCCAACCTGGGCCGTGGTGGCCGAGGCGCAGTTGTTGCTCTGGATAAAGCGCACACCATACAACATGCCCATTTCGCCATCGTGAATGGCCTTGTAGTTGGTGTAGCGGTTGGTATCAATCCAGCCACCGGCATCGCTATCCGACTGAAGGTCATACATCTGATCGGGGTGCAGGATCGAGACGTAGGTCTTGTCGTCAAACGTGCGAGTGTTGCTGCGGGTCAGATTGCGAACCAGCTTACGCACATCGGCTGCGCGGAACACATCCGAGTTGGTAAGTGAGGCCGTGGTCTTGCCGTTGGGGATATAGGCTGTGCCGCTGTCATAGGCCGCACGAACCAACAGATCAACCGTATCGCTGGCAGCATCGGTAAGGC